GAAAAGAAAAAGGCAGAAAGGGCTATTGGTATAGCGAAAAGAAAGGCTGAATCAGAGGCTAAGAAGAAAGCTAAAGCTGAAGAAATTGCGGCCAGAAAAGAAGCAAGAGCCAAACTATCTGCTGAAAAAGCATTGGCTAAATCCTTGCGCCCCAAAAGGGTTGTGTTAACGGAAGAGCAGCGGAAGGAGAAGGAAAAGCTAAGAAAGAAGAATTACAAGCATGTTCGTAGGGCTAGGATCAACAGTTGCGAGGTAAGGGCTACACCTAAAATGGTGGAGGATGCTAGGAAACAAGCTGGGGATCGCTGCTACTACTGCGGCAAAAAAGCCGAGTTAACACTGGATCACTTTGAACCATTAGCCAAGGGTGGGGCGCATTGTGTGTCAAATTTCGTGTTTTGCTGCCATCCATGTAATTCTCGAAAGCGTGATTTGGACCCGTTTGATTTTATGGCATCCAATCTAGCCGTTAGTTTCTAGACCTACTATTGGAGATTGTTGGTGTGATTCGGCGTTAATGGGTTGGTTCCCGTTCGGGGTTATTTGGGGATAGGTCTGGTGTATTGTGCTTAAATGTGCCAGATAGGTAACATTTGTGTTTATGGTTGACATTATGTGTGGGGTTGTGGTAATTGGTTGTGTGAGCGCGAGATGGACTTGTGCTTGATAACTTATTTACATTATGCCAAGAGGCGATTCATACGATCTTCAAGGTCAAGGCGGCGGACAGGTGTACTCTGGTACAGATGCGGCTACTGGCCCATTCCGTTGGGTTCAGACTGTGAACGACACTGTGTTTAGTGCGTTTGTTGCGCCTAACCTTACGAATGCTAGCACGAAGCTAATCACCATTACTATCCCTGCTGGGGTTGGCATTGGGGGTAATATTACGAGCTTTACGCTTACATCTGGAGCGGTTATTGCGTATCGTGCGTAATGTCCCAGTTTCGGTCTACTGGTGGGCTAGATGACTCGATTACCGCCGATGGTGATCGTGGATTCTTTGGTGTAAACCAGAGATTGCAGCTTAACCAGTTGGAGGCAGGTGAGGTAAGGGAAAGCCTTAATGGGCGCATGGAGGGCTTCTGGAGGCCGCGCAAGAGCGTGGTATCTGTTAGCCCCGTGCTGACTACTGGAGGTGTTCCGTTGAACCTTCCGTTCCACATCCTTCCTAGCCCATTCTACTTGGCTATTACTGCTGTGTCGTATACCGCGAATGTGGTGACGATTACCGTGGCTGGGCATGGATTGGCTATTGGCGAGCCGGGCAATCTTACGATTAGTGGGCTTACATTTACTGGCACGAATAACAATGGTGTTAAGGCCGTGACTGCGGCTACAATAAACACATTGACCTTCCCTGTTACTGGGGTGACTGCTGTGGCACTAGGGACAACTCCAAGGATTACCCAGATCAATATCAACGATGCTGCCGCCAGCGATGTGTTAGCATCCTGCTTATTCTCCGACCCTAACGAGTCAAACAAGGAATACATCATCGTTGCGCTAGAAACTCTGGCAAAAAAGATCGACCTATCCACGACACCTTACACGGCAACAACTATCCCATACCCTGTGGGTGCTACGATCAGTAGCGCGTGTGACATGATCCAATGCTTCGATAAGGTCATGCTTTTCCGTGACGGGATGCAAGCGTTGGAATGGTATCCTAATGGTAGGGCTATTCTTTCTGCGTCACAAGGTGGCACAACTACTGTTACGGTTCGCGTTCGTGAGCATGGGCTTACTGCTAATGCATCCGTGGTAATTGCAGGACTAACTGGTGGTACTCCAGCGAATGGAACATTCACCGTCTTGTCTTCTGGGCTAACTCAAGACCAGTTCCAATACACCTTTACTACAAGTCAGACCCAAACATTTGGGGTAACTGCCGCCATTATGACTGATGGGTTTACCTTGTCCCCCGGAGGTGCTTACACCCAGCCACAGACATTTAATGCTAGTGGAACCAATGTTACAGTATCAAGCGGTTTGGTTTCCTTGACGATTACTGGCAACTTAACGATTTTCGCTGGTGATGTAGTTGTGATTTACGAGACAACCATTCCAGAGTTCACCTCGATTGTTGGCAAACAGTTCCAAGTAACATCAGCGAGTACAACTAACATTCAGTTCCTTGCGCCAGTCGCCAACATATCGGCTAGCGGAAGCACTGGGCAGGTAGAGTTTGGCGGCAGGTTCACAGAAGGCGGTGGATTCATGCACCAGCCGGGTGCGCCTTGGGCCACCTACTTCCAGCGCAGGTTGTTCGTTCCGTTCTACTACTCCCAATCTGGCACTTTTAGCGCACCAGTCTACACTAGCAGGAAGATTTCCGACGAGATTGCGGTTTCTGACCTGCTGGACACTACGACCTTTGACCAGATCGAGAATCAGTTTCGTATTACTGGTGGTACTGCCGACTATGTGGTAGCGATGCACGGGTTCTACGACGATTCCTTGGTGGTCTTGAACCGCAATAGCATCCACCTTGTGGCGCAGACCCAAGGAAGCCTGTCTGACACCGTGGTCAAGGAGCTTACTGGTGAGGTTGGGTGCTTGGCTCGCAAGACGGTGGTCATGCAGGCTAACAACATGCTATTCTTGGCCGACGAGGGCATTTACGGGCTAACCTTCCTTAACGATTACAACCTTCGCGGCACGGAGGAACCACTTTCCAAGAACATCCAGCCGTACATTGACCGCATTAACAAGAATCTTGCGGGTGATTCGGTAGCAGTTTACTTCAACAACCGCTATTACATCGCAGTCCCGCTGGATTCTGTGGCTGGAGGCAACGATGCCCGTGGAAATAACGCGGTTCTGATCTACAACTTCTTGAACAAGGGGTGGGAATCTCTGGATACCTATGGAGATTCTAGGTTTTTGATCAAGAACTTCATCACGGCTAGTGCTGGGGTGCGTAATAACCTGTATGCCGTTAGCGCAAATGGCGGCTTGCATCAGATTGACGCTTCCGACTCGTCCGTAGACCGCTTGAGCGTCACGAATGAAAGCACAGATGTGGTTACTCCCACGATTAATTCGTATGTGACTAGCCGTGGGTACGACTTCAAAACCCTTGAGCGCAAGAGGTTTACTGATGCCCAAGTGCAAATGCAGAATTTGTCTGGGGAAACTGGCGAGTATGACATCGCGTTTGCTACTGAAGACCCAGACTCAGCAGAAAGCATTGGAACTACCACCACATTCCTTGGTGGGCAGATCCTATCACCTAGTAGCCCCGGCGAGGCCGAAACCGCAAGCATCCGATGCAGACTTGGTGGTCAGCGTGGCTATACTGGGACTATCACATTGACAAGGACTATCGGTTCACCTAAGATCCACTCTATTCAAGTGGCGGGTTCCATCACTAACAGACAAATTCTATCACAAAAATAACATGGGAGTTGTAAATACAACCTACACATTTACAAGCACTGACACAATTACCAGTGCTAAAATGAATAACATCATTGATGAAACGACATTTACCAGCGATGCAATCCAAGGAACCACCTTGCAGGTTGTGTCTCCGGGTAAACTTGCCGTAAATGCTCTTGGCATTACCTCTAATGAACTTGCTTCTGGCGCAGTCATCCAAGCGAAGCTAGGTACGAATGTGGCTAGTACTGGCCCTGCGTTTTTTGCCAAAGCAACAGCAAATCTATCTATCCCGAACAACTCAAATTTGGTAGTAACTCAACTTAATAGCACCGAAATTAATCTTGGGTCATGTTTTAACACATCGACATATAGATTTACCCCAAATGTTGCGGGATATTATCAAATTAATGCTTCAATGCAAATAGACGTTAATGCTAGTGGAGTAATCCTTGGCACTATCGCTGTTTCAATAAGAAAAAATGGAAACACATATTATGATGTTTCACTTCAACTTGAAGACGGATTAACATCATTTTTGGGGTCTGGTTCCGCATTAATAGAAATGAATGGATCTACGGATTATATTGATTTGGTTGGAGCTTTAACTGGCGGAACAGCGACAAACGCCGTTATATATGCAGCGGGCGGATCTCGCAGAACCTTCATGTCTGGCTTCCTAGCCCGTTCCGCATGACCCCACTAGAATCAACGATAGCACTTTATGAAGAAAATGATATTGAATAATCTCCCAGTTGCTTATCTGGTGGCTTTTGG